AACTTGCTGTCGCGGTCATATTTCGCTGGCAGCAGGCCAATCGCGGCGTCCAGGTCGTCCACATCCAGCGCAGCGCCGGAGGAACCGGTCCAGGCCACGCCGGTGCCGTTGGACACGTCCCATGTGTCGACGTACTTCTCGATGCCCTTGGGATCGCCGGAACCGTCGCCGTTGACGATGAGGTCCTCGATCTTGTTGCCGATGGCGTCAGCCAGTTTGCGGGTCAGCCAGTCCTCAAACGCGGACACAGCCTGCTGCGCCAGGTCAGCGCCCAGGCGAATAAACGCGTTCATGTTGTAACCGGCCAGGGTCACCTGGCGGAGTACAGCGGTGGATTCGGTCACAGCGCCGCCAGCGGCCTCGCGGGTAGCTCCGGGTGCGGTCACTTCCACAGCGATGTTGATGGAGCCTGGCATCCTGAACAGCTCAATTTCGTTGAGCAGCGGAACGGTGTCCACCAGGATTTCCACGACCTTATTGGCGGTCGCTTCGGGCAGCGCGGAGGTGCCGCCAGTCAGGGCGCGCTTCTCCACCTCGTTGAGTTCCTTGCCCTGCAGGTTCTTCAGCCACGCGCTGCGGTATTCCTCGCTGGAATGGTCCAGCATCTTTTCAACTTCCATTTTCTTTTCTTCCTTCCTTGCCTCAATGATTTTTTCGGGCGCCTTGCCCTCGTTGAGTTCCAGCGTGGTCTTTTTGCGCTGCTCCAGGTCAACCAGTTCGGCCTTGCGGGTGAGCAGGCCCTTCTTTTCCTCGGCGGCCTTTTCCACCGCTTCGGCCTCGGTCGCCTCGCGGACCTCCACGTCCAGCGCGGCCAGCCGTTCCTCCACCTGCTGGAGGTTCATGTCATCCAAATTCATTTAGTTCACTCCCATGTAAAAGTATTTCGCCTTGGCCAGTTCCAGCGCGTGACGGGCCTCCGCCCGCTCCCTCTCGGCCTCCGCCTCGAAATAGGACCGCGCCGTGATTGCCGTGGATTCGTAAGCAGGGAAATCTACCGCTGCCACGTCGAACACGCGCTTGATGCCCTGGATTGAGCGCGTCCGGGTGTCTTTGTTGTAGGCTTCCTTGTTTACAGTAAAAGCGAAACTCATCTTGTCGATCAGCCCCGCCTTTATCTCATCGTATAACGCACGGGATTCCGCCGTGCTGGACAAATCGGCCCGAACCTTCAGCCCATGATCGTCCACCATCAACTGCAGCGTGCCGTTCTTTGTCCGGGCGACCGGTTTCCCGCCGTGATTGAAATTCATCACTACGTCGCCCATCTGCGCCTCATCAAACGCGCCGCGCTCAATGACCTCCGAATACTTCACGCCGTCAAACTCATACATGACCTCCGGCGTATCAAAAACCGCTGCATATCCATCCACAGCGGCTTCATTTGCATCGGCCCGGCACTCAAAGGCCCGGTATCGTCTATCCTTGCTTATCATCGTCTTCGCTCCCCTCGGTGAGTATCATTTGCTTCCCGGTCGTCCGCGCCTGTTCAATCCGTTTCTGCGCGATGTTGTAATACCCTTCGTCCAGCTCAATGCCGATAAAGTTGCGGTTGGTGTTAACGCAAGCCACGCCTGTACTGCCTGAACCCATGAAGCAGTCGAGAACGGTGTCGCCCTCATTGCTGGAATGGCGCAGAATGTTCTCCAGCATTGCCACGGGCTTCGGCGTGATATGGCCTTGCTTCGGTGCGGTTTCGTAGTTCCATACGGAGTGGTGCGTCTTTTGCCCGTTGAAGGTGTAGCGCAGGTTCTCGTATTCCTGCCGTAGGCTCTCGTATTCGCGGTGAATATCTGCATAAGGTCTTTTGAAATAATTTGGGAATATGGCTTGAAGTTCTTTATAATTTTCTTCCGTACACATCCCCCAGCTTTGTCCTTGTGCAAATGAATGAAAATGGGTTGTCCATTTCAGGCGGTCTTTAACCCTTGTGCCACTATCGTTCTCTATTTTGGTTTTTTCCGCCACGAAATATCTCTTTAGGCTTTCAAAACTCCCGTAATTACCCATAACCTGCGATAACCCTGTTTCGTCTTGGAATGTGTAGAACAGGCAGTATTCACACATCTGTTGATAATTGCGTAAAGCATCAACCATGACAAACCCATCAAGAAAGCCTTTGTTTGACGCTTTGTCAAACCGCTTATTCCAGACAATCATCTGCTTGAACACAAACCGCGTATTCTGCCGTATCCACTCCATCAGTTGAGCAATCTGCGGCATATCGTTATGCCAGAAATAAAATGAGCCGTTATCTTTCAATAACCGCTCGCATTCCTTGAACCATTTCCCGCACCACTCAATATAGTTTGGTATCTTGTCCCACTTTGCCTTCCCGATGTTGTACGGTGGGTCAGTCAAGATTAGGTCAACCGACTTGTCCGGTATCGCCTGCATCAGCTCAAGGCAGTCTCCGTTAAGGAGTAGCATCGGGTTCCTCCTCCTTGGCCGGCTCTTCCTGCCCTTCGTTGATCTTCGGGTTCTGCCAATACAGCGGCTCATCGCCCCACGCCACCGCGGGCAGGTTCATCACCTGTCTCCACTCGTTGGGGGTCAATGCCATCCTGTCCACCATCTGCACCAGCTTGAGCTTGTTCTCCATGCTCATGTACTGCATCCGGCTCGATTCAAACACAACCTCGTTGCCAAAACCCCGCTGCCGGTCTGTATAGACCTTGTATGTGAGCTCCAGCCCCAGCGCCACCAGGAACGGCTCAATCGCGGAATCATAGAACGCTTCCCAGGCGTCCCCGAACAGCTTGCCCTGAATCGCTTCCTCGCTCACCCCGAAGTAACGGTAGATGTTCTCCCGCAGCTGTCCGATGTGTTCGTAGGTGGCGATCTCCGGCTTCACGTCCACAGCCTTGAAGTCCACCGTGCTGTCCAGCATCGCGATGCCGCTG